GGAAGAATTCCCACCAAAAAATTGAATTAAATCCCCATTCATATTGGTGATAGGAAAACAAATATCAGTGGCAATACCAACACAAATCTTCTCATCTTTAACAGTCAATTGTCCTGAGCGCTTCCTCAAATCTATTAAAACTTGAAAAGCTGCACGTATCCAATTAGCAGCCATTTGTTTATCAAAAGCCTTATAATCTCCAGCAATAATCTTCTTATCGCCAAAAGAAACAAGGTAATCATACAAATGATGCCATTCCCTACTATAACAATTCATAGATACAGCACATTCAGTCAAAAAATTATTAACCATAAAAAATTTTGTAATCTTCAAGAATTGTTTTCGCACAACAATAGCAAAAGCAACTCCACATGCAGTAAAAACTCTAGTCCTTCCTTCAAGTCTCTTCTTTTCAGATATAGGCTCGTCCTTAAGAGAACCTTGAAAAACAGGGTAAGCACGTTGACCGCTCAGATAACAAAATTCAATTTCATTGATACTAGTAGTGAGTTCTTCACAAGGAGTTTGGAAAAGTTCCTCACCAACCCAAATCTCAGAGAAATATTGTCTCTTTGATCCAGGAAAGTAAAAACCTCCAGATGTACTCATTGGTAAGCGATTTATATATGAATCACCAGGAATACCATTAATAGCAATACTAATATCAACGGTGGAAACATCCTGGAGTTTCTCAGGGACATATAAATCTTCGACAAAAGCCGATTGAACCTCTACAATAGCCTCATCAGTTGTAAACGGTTTAATATCAGCCTGTTGTATTGTCGCAACATTGAAAGGATTTTTCCATTCCCCATCTTCAAGCGTTGCTTTCATCAAAGGTTTGACAAAAGGATTCTTGAAATTGAAAGATTCCTCTACTTCACTACAAATCATACTTTCAGTAGTTTGAGACATATGTGTGGATCGACCCGGATAGGATCCTAGAGGCATAGCATTTCCATCACACCACTGATGCACACCTTTTTCTGCACAAGGACCAAGCTTTCCACTCTTCCTGGATCCGGCTTCATACTTAGGTACGCCATCAGCTTCTGCCATAGACATGGGGGGAAACTCATCTTTAAACAACTCTTTAGAAAGCTGTATTAAAAGAATACGAGGTCCTCCTCCTGCTGTGCCGGCACAATGCATGCCACTAACAAAATAACCTCTGTTACTTTTTGACATGCACAAAGCCCCACAATCTCCTTTAATAGAAGTGTGTGAAAGTTTGGTGCCATCCATAAAGGACCCTTGTATAATATCGCCAAACCCATCCTCATACTTCATTTCATGATAATGGGTGGTTTGACCAGGCTGTAAATAATCGTAGCGCGGATCAAACATATACATAGATCTACCTTTGGTATCAATCTTATCTGGAAGAAAGTCATATATACCCTTACGTGGTAAAATACTCGAACTCCAAAACATAACTAAGTCATTTGGTAATCTAACCAAACTCTTCTCTGTTAAAATGAAAGCATTGGAAGCATCCAATTTGTGTTGTTTGACTTTATATCGAGCAATACACTGCCATTCAAAACCCTGAAAGGGATGCTGAACAGTAATATACCATCCATTCCTCAACGCAAAACAAGATACTTCCTGTTTTTCATCACCAGATTTGATAGTTAATCTAAAAGCAGCTCTAGCCAGAGTGTTTCGCAATTCTATTTCATTGTCTGTCTTACTACGAGAAGGAACTGTGAACGAGTTGTCCTCTTTCTGCCAAATATTAGCCTGAGTTTCCAAATCAGGAATAATCTTCTTCAACACGAAAGACAACAACTTGTGAGTAATAAGAGCACTACATAGAATAACAAACGACATACGTAAAGCATCATTAACAAACATTGGTGCAATTCTTCTAGCTTTAATCTTGGAAATGAGAAATTTCTCAGTTAAAGATGTAGCTAAAAGATTATTGACACCAAGCACAACACTCATGGGACACCAATCAATGGATTTCTTCAAAAACCATTTGGTGATCAACTCTTTGCGCGATTGTTTTTTAAAAAACCACGCTTGAGTTTCCACACACTTGGGACACGCAAAATGAGATATTGTGCCATGTTCGCACATTGAAACATTGGGATCAGCACTTAGAGAATCAAACATGACAGCAGCATTAGATTCATGCTCCTCAATTTTTACTTTGAGAAACATAGAAAATTCAGCACCTGTCATTCTTCCATTAACACCAGTCCCAGGGACTGGAATATATTGAATCTCTACATTTGCATCTGCATTGGGGACATCAGTAACAACTTGACTAACCAATTCAACCTGGTATTCCCAAGCATCATGAACAACAACATCTAGTTTTTTCATCATGCCCGTTGTTTCATTAAAAAACTCTGGTTTCACATATGGTCTCACTACAATAGGAAAACGTCGCAAGACAGCAGCTTTTTCAGCCATAGCTAAACCAGCATTGAGATCCTTAACATTAGTAGTTGCAACAACAACTTTTGGAATTAGGGGTATACACCCTTTATCCTCAAGAGCTGCCTGTTCTGTTGCAATACCAATACTGTTAACAATAGTAATGACTTTTGGAATAGATGTGTCAAGTCCGCGCGCAACAAGATTCTTGTGTGCACGTGCCATATCGTCCATGACGAATAACCATTGCTGCATGCCTTTATAACCACTAAAGAAATTATCATCTACATTATGAGTATAAACGTTTTTCATGGGATCCCAACCTAAATCGGGATAAAAAC